TGTGAAAGGCATCCTGCTAAGTGGCAGGGTGCCTTTTGCTATACCCGAAAGGAACAAAGATGAGCGAAGTACCTACCGCTGAGGCAAAGGTTGAAGAGCACACTGAAACTACGCCCCCGTGGGAGCGGGACGGCGAGACCTTCGACCCCGAGCGCGCCTGGAAGCTGGTTCAGAACCTGAAGGCTGAGCTGGCCGCTGTGAAGGCGAAGCAGGCAGAGGCTCCTGAACCTGCTGCTGAAGAGCCTGAGCAGGAATCTGCTACAGAGCCTGCTGAGGCTGAGACCCCTGAGCCGCAGGATGATTCTGCCGCTCAGATTTCGGCCCTGCAGGCTGAGCTGGCGCGCGTCAAGGCGCTCGCCGCCGTTGGCCTATCCCAGGATTTCGCCCCGTTTGTGCCGGGCGAGAATAGCGAGGAAATCGAGACGAACCTCGCGACTCTGCAGAAGCTCATCAGTGCTGCCGCGAATGAGAAGACCGAGGCGGTCCTCGCGGCGGCACCGAAGATCCGAGGCATGGCGCCGAACCCCGCACAGCATGCGGCTCCGGCCCGTGATGTCTATGAGGAGACAGCAGAGGTCGTCTTCGGCTAAACGCCCCTAATACTTGAGCCCTTACCGAGACGGTGAGGGCTTTTTCGTACCCAAAACTTGATTGGAGAATCAAATGAGCGCAACTGCGACTCTTGAAACGTTCAAGACTGGCGGTATCCTGCCGCAGTCATTCGCCCGCAACATCATCGGCCGAGTCTCTGATGGCTCCGTCGTCCAGAAGCTTGCCGGCACCACCCCCATCCCGATTACCGGCACCACCATCGCTGTCCAGACTTCCCAGCCGCAGGCTGGCGTGGTCGGTGAAGGCCAGGCGAAGCCCGTGACCAGCATGGGTGTGACCACAAAGACCATCCGGCCCATCAAAGTTGCAGCGTTGATGTACTGGTCGATGGAGGCGCGTCAATCTGATCAGTCCGGCTACTTGAGGCTTCTGGAGAAGGAAGCTGCCGCGGCGATTACCCGCGCGTTCGACCTCGCTATCCTGCACGGCAAGAACGCGCTCAATGGTCAGCTTATCAGCGGTGTTGAGTACATCAATCAGACCACCAACCGTATTGAACTGGGTGCAACTGCCAAGGACAAGGGCGGCCTGACTTCTGAGCTTCTGGCTGGCGCAGATCTGGTGAACCTGAACGAGAACTTCGACTTTGACCTGGACGGCTTCGCAGCAGACAAGTCGTTTAAGTCCCGTATCTACGGTGAAACCGACACCCTCGGCCGCCCCATCTACAGCGATAGCGTGAACCTGAAGGACAACCTGGGTACCCTGCTGGGTCTGCCCGTCTCCTATGGTCGTGCTGTCTCCGGTAAGGTTGGCGCATCCGCCGACACCAAGGTTCGTGCCTTCGGTGGTGACTGGTCCGCGCTCAAGTACGGTTTCGTGGATAAGATTTCTATCCGCCGCACCGACCAGGCGACCATCAACGACGGCGGCACCCAGGTAAACCTGTGGCAGAACAACATGGAAGCAATGCTGGTGGAGGCTCAGTTCGGCTGGGTCATCACTGACAAGTCCGCGTTCGTCGCCTACGAAGACAAGGTCGCTGACCCGAAGTAATCGGGTCGCTGGTAGAGAGGGGAGGTGTGCATGGTGAGTGACTCATTGACTATTGCGACTGCTGATGATGTGAAGGTTGCGCTCCGCAGGGAGTTTCGCGGTGACGAAGAATCATACATTTCCTCCCTGCTCTCCAAGGCGGAGAATCTGATTCGTGTCCGCTATCGTCGGCTCGACGAGCTGACTCTGGACGAGGTCGTTTTCGACCTGGTCAGGAACATTGAAGCTGAAGCTGTTGCCCGTGTGCTTCGCGCAGACGATGGCGGCATTTATAAGTCTGAGACTGAAGACGGCTACAGCTATCAATTGAATTACATGGTCGCGAGTGGCTTGTTGGACATCCTGGAGAAGGACTGGAAGAACCTCGCACAGGCGACAGACTCCGGCAGGTTCCGGACCGTCGCCCCTGCGACTGATGGTTATGCTGCGGCACGGTACAGTGGGCGCGTCGCGGCGGGGCCGTGGCAGTTTCAGTATGGGTGGCCTGGGCAGGATTCATTCTCGTCCCGCCGGCACCTTTAGGGAGTGGCATGAGCAGGATTCGTAAAGGCCTCCATACCGTCATCGTCTACCCACGCATCCACAGTGCGGATGCGTATGGTGACGTGGTGGAGACGCTGGGGGAGGGGTCCCCCGTCCAATGCAATGTCCAGCCGTCGAGTGCGAACGAGGTTCTCGACATGCCTGGCGGGCTCACCCCAACCACGGTGTACCGAATCAAGTACTGGCCGCAAGAGCACGGCTCGCAGCCGTGGCCGGGCACCTCAGATTCTCTCATCGAAATTGACGGGCAGAGATTCGAGCAACGCGGCGAACCGCAGATCTCTCGGATGTCCTCAACCACAGGGCACGTCAAGGTGTTTGCCGTGGCGTACACGCAAGGCAAGGGAGGGGGAGCTAATGTCATGGGTTGAATCTGATATTGAGCTAGAGGTGGCGCGGCAGGCATCGCGCACCCCTGAGTTCGCCGCCGCCGCCCGTGAAATCCAAGCGGCAGTAAAGGCTGCGGCACCTAAGGATACTGGCACGTTCGCGGCGTCAATCGTGATGACCACACATGTGACTCCTCGAGGAGTCCACGACAGGGTTATCACATCGCTCGATGAAGCAGCAGTGCCTATCGAATTTGGGTTCACCAGCCCGAACGGCAACCGAACCCCTGGACACCATGTTTTTGGCAAGGTCGCCCATGCGTTTAAGGACCGCTGATGAAGCCCATTGATATCTCAGCTATTGTCCAGAAAATCCTCTCCGCGCTACCGGGTGTAGCTGTCTCTGGTGGCGCGACCTCCCAGACTCTCGACAAGTTGCCGGCATGTATCTGGGAGGTTGTCTCTGCGGTGCCGGCTACTGGGTCACCCAGGATGGGACACGCAGTAGATGCCGCCGTGAATGTTCACATTTACGCGCCGAGCCGCGCCGAATCAATGCGGCTCTGCGCCGAGGCGGTTCAGCTACTGGAAACAGCCCATGCTCTTGGCCCGATTGTGGAGAGTAGCTACGTGGGGCGTTGCTGGGTCGAGGCTGAGCCTATCCTAGCCGGCAGCCATACTCTCCACTCTGTCCACGTGACCGAAACCAGAGCCACCGTGCGGATTGTCGCACGAGGCTCATTAACTATTTAGGAGGTGGCCCTTGGCCAACGTTCTTGAAGATTCGAAGCTTTTTTACACTTCTTTCACTCATATCTTTGTCGCTCCGCCGGAGACCGAAGCACCCGATCTGACCAAGTTTAAGTTCGGCACTCCCAGCACCTACGGCTCCTGGGTGTGGATTGGCGACACTGACGAGGAAGAGCCGATCAAGACTAACATTGACGGCGGTGACATCGAATTTTTGCGTACCGCGGACCGTGTCAAGGTTCGCTCGAAGCGAGCTGATGTGACTCTCACTGGCACCATCAAGGCACTCAGTGTTGACCGTACCGTGTTTGACCTTGCTTTCGCTGGCGGCACTTATGACTCAGCCAAGAAGTCGTACAAGGTGAAGGCTAAGACGCTAACCGCCTCTAAGGCTATTTTGGCTGTATTCGAGGATGGTAAGACTGTCGCAGCTCTTCGTTTCCCGAATACTGATATCGGTGGCAAGTACCCTGAATTCGGCATCAGCAAGTTTGCATCGACGGATCTCGACTTTGGTATTCTGACCGACCGTAATGGAGACACTGTCGAGATTTTCGAGCCCCGCGCTGTCACTGCCTAACCCCTAATTTGATTGAGAGGACACCCTATGCCTAAGAAGATTGCAGAGCCTGTAGTTGATCTGCCTGAGTTCACTGAGCTGGATGGCCATGAGCTACTCATCGCTCCGTGGGAGCTGAAGACTGGCCAGCGAACCCGCCTCGCTGGCCGCCTGAACATGATTCGACAGCTGTCGGAGAAACACGGTGAGGATTCGCTGGAGGCGATGGACGGCATTGCCGACCTGCTCGATTTTTTCTCCGAGCATTACGCTACAGACCCGGATGCGTGGGAGGATTGGGCACGCGACAAGCAGCTTGATGCTCTTGTGACGCTCGTGGGCTCGTACATGCAGTCCGCGGGAAAATCACAGCCCTCCTCGAATCAGCACTAAAGTACCCGGCGCTTGACCTGGAGCTACAACTCTTAGGGGTCGATGTTGAGTCCATCGATTCAGCACGCGCGTTGCGGGTAGCGCTGGCAGCTGTTGAGAAACTGAAACGCGACCCGAACAGTCTGTGGCGGGCGGAGCTCCTGGGCAACCCTGACCTCGTCGGTTGGGGTGTCCAGGAGTTCCTGTCTGCAGGGCTGGTCAACATCACCCGCGCGATTGCGAAGGGCGGCAAGCTCAGCAAATCGGAGCAGGTGGCTGTCCCGCAGCCGAAGAAAAAGAAAACGTCGTATGCCGTCAGGGTGGGTCCTGACGGCATTGATTTTTCCGGCATCAAAGCGATTCTAGGAGGGTAACGAATGGCTAAGGTCGGTATCCGCGTCTACCCCAACACATCACGGTTCCGTGGAGATTTGAAGCGCTCGCTGGACCGAATCGAGAAATCGACCACGGCAAAGGTCACCGTGGTGCCGGTACTGGACCGGAAGGCCATGGGGCGCCTCCAGCACGCTCTAAATGGCCTGACAGCCACCGTGTCGGTGGATGTGAACATCCAGAAGGCGATACATCAGCTGGACAACCTGTCCGCGGAGAAGATCGCGAAGGTCTCTGCTGACGCTGATGTGGAGCAGGCGCAGCGTGCACTGAAGAAGCTTGAGGAGGCGCGAAAGTGCACGGTTAACGCTGATGCGGACACAGGTGCGGCTTCGGCGAAGCTGGGGGCGCTGACTCGTCCGCGCGTGGCGGTGATTAGCCCGGTCATTAACTCGTCTGCGGCGGCATCTGCGGCATCTGCGTTGGCGGCGCTCTCTGGCGGTCGTGTCCTGAGTGACGCGGTTTCGAATGTGCGTGAGTTCGCGTCGAATCTGGACCGTCTGACTCCTCGCATTGCGGCGACTGGTGCGGCGTTGGCGTCGATGTCGTCTGTTGGCATTGTCGCGGCGCAGAACATTGCTGCGGTGGGTGCGTCGCTGGTGTCGATTGGCCCGGCGGCGCTGGCATTGCCCGGCATCTTTGCGGGCTTTGCCACCGGTTTGGCGGCGTCCGCTGACGGCTTGCAGAACATTCTGCTGGCGATGGATGAAATCGGTGGGCGCGGGTCCTTCATGGACGCTCTTCGAGACGCACGATATGAATTTGGGCAGGGGTTCTGGGCAACCGCAAAGGCTGGGTTGGCTGATCTGGTCGCTAATGGCGTGAACCCGTTTTTTGACGCATACAAGAGCCTTGGCCCTGTTGTCGGCTCATTCTGGGGCGAGTTCTTCCGCGGAATGTCGCAGGGCATTACTGCTATCGGCGGCATGACCTCACTATTCGCGCCGTTGCGTGAATCTTTTGCTATTGCTGCCGCTGGTGCGGCCCCGCTGGCTGAAGCACTTGTACGGATTGGTGCGATTGGCGGCGCATATTTGCCGTCGATGGCGGAAAGCTTCACCCGTGCCGCTAACGCGTTTGCTGAATGGTCGGCGTCTGCTGACGCGGTGACCTCAATTCAGAACGCTGTCACCGTTGCAGGTGACCTGATGAGGGTCCTCAGTGGCGTTGCCGGGGTTATCGGCGCTATCGGTACCGCGGCGTTGGCGGCGGGCGGCTCGCCGCTGAAGGCTGTTGCTGACGGACTTCAGGGTGTTGCGGGCGCGTTGAAATCTGTTGAGGGGCAGAACGCCCTGGTCGCAGTCTTTGAATCTGCGCAGAGGGCGATGTCTAACCTCACTCCTGGCATTGGGGCGATTGGCAAGGGCCTAGCAGAACTTGCCCCGTCATTGGGTTCCGCGATGGAAAACGGCGCGGCGGCTGTCGGGCGTCTGGGCGAGGCAATAGGCAAGATCGTGCAGAACCCCGCGGTTGGCGCCGGCATCAAGATCATGTTCGTTGGCATCAAGAACGCGATGGATGCTCTAGCGCCCGGCTTGGAAGCGATGGCTCCCGTCTTTGGTGCGCTGGGCGAGGCGGTCGGGGCGATTGCTCAGACCTTGGGCACTGTCTTTGGTGCCGCGTTGCAGGCGGTCGCACCGATGCTGCAGGTGATGCTGCAGATGGTGGTTCCGCTGGCGCAGAGTCTGGGGCAGATGCTGGTTCCGGTGATTCAGCAGCTCGCGCCGGTGTTTACTCAGGTTGCTGTGGCGCTGATGCCGGTGGTGCAGGCTCTGATTCCTGCGCTAATGGCGGTGTTCCAGGCACTGGCTCCTGTGATTGTGCAGGTCGTTCAGGCTCTGGTTCCGTTGGTGGTGCTGTTCGCTGAGCAGCTGGTGAAGACCTTAAATTTCGTGACCCCGCTGATTCAGGCGCTTGGCCCTGTGTTTGTGTACATTGGCAGTGAAATCGTTAGGGCAATTCAGATGATTACCGCCATCTTCCAGTGGTTCGCTGACCAGACCGACAAGTCACTGGCAGCCTTCGGCGTCGCCTGGCGTATTGGTACGCAGGCAGTCGGTGTGGCGGTGAATTGGATTGTCACTTCGGTGGGCAAGCTGTTCGTAGCAATCAGCTCTACCATTGGCAACATTGCGCAGGCGGTTAGCGCTGGCTGGAACGCTGTCTCTGGCGCATTTTCGCGACTCGGCGGCATTGTGGGCGATGCCATGGGAGCAGTCGGCAATGCAATCTCTACCGGTATTTCTCGCGCGGTCGGGTTCTTCGGGAACCTGGGGCGCGGAGTCATCAATTCTCTCTCTAACCTGGGTCGAAACATGTGGACGCTCGGACACAACCTCATGGTGGGCTTCATCAATGGCGTTGCTGGGCTGGGCAGGAGGCTGATTGATGCTGTGCTGGGTCCTGTGCGTGGCGCGATTGATGGTGCGAAGCGTCTGCTGGGGATTCATTCTCCGTCGAGGGTGTTCCGCCAGATTGGTGTTTTTACTGGCGAGGGCTTTGTGCAGGGTCTTTCTGCGATGGAGTCTGCGGCGCAGTCGAGCATGCGTGATTTGGTGGCACCTCCCGAGGTGCCGGCTATCGCATCTGTGGCTGCGTCTACTGCCTCTATCGTCCCTGCCGCGACGGGTGGCATGTCTGCCGCTGGTGGCGGTGTGAACACTGCTGATGAGGCGCTTATTCAGATTGCGGAGGCGCTGTCTCAGCTGCAGGCTGTGGGGCCGCGCGATTTCCTGATGATGCAGCGTCGTGCTGAAAGGATGGTTTGATGTCGGGTTGGATTGGCACGCTAGGCGCGCTGTCTGAGGTGCTGTGGAAGGTGTCTCTGAGCGAGAGCACGCCTGCCAGGTTTGCGTTTCAGCAGGCGGCGGGGAAGCGGTGGGCGTTTTTATCGTCCCCCGCTCCTCGCCGTAGCTGGAACGTTGAGGTGAAGGGTACACAGGAGGACACGCGCGCGCTGACTCAGTTGGCGCATGCTGCGCCAATGGAGCCTCTGATGTGGGTGAGTGAAGCGGCGGCACTGACCAATGTCCTCACCCCGGCGCAGTCTCTCATGGTGGGGATTAGTAACCGTGGTGCAATGGTGACCTCTGACGGCTCTGTGGCATTGTCGTCTCTGGGCGGGGTGAACCGTGTGGTGGCGGCTGACCGTGTCCCGGTGATTCCGAGCAAACCGTTTACTGCCACGGTGGAAGCGGCTGGTAACGGCGCAATCTTGGGCGTTCAGATGTTCAACGTTGCTGGGGTTGCGGTAGGGGCAACGGCCACAGCCGTGGCACGTGGCGCTAACGTTCAGCGCCTTGTCGTGAGTATTCCCGCGCCGCCGGCTACGGCGGCGTA